CGACGAGGGTGTGGGGTGCGCCAGAATCTTTCTTGTCGTTGACAACGAGAGAGGACTGGGCCGCGCAGATACGACGGGTCTTAAGCTGTTCGCAGAAATATGAGACGAGTTTGGCGGGGCAACCAATACGAATGAGGGCTTTCTTGAGGATCTCGCGTGTCAGGTTGTTCTGGTTGGAATCGAACTTGGTCCAGTCATTGTCGATGTAGCGTTCACCTTCCACTGTGTCTTTCTCTAAGATTGCCATGACTTGGACATCCGACATCTGTGAAAGGATTCGCACAGTTCCTTTGGATTGATTGACGAGGACTTGTTCTAGGAGCCGGGTCCAAGGTGCCATGATGAGATTGAGTGTCTTCTCCCACGCAGAAATGCCTTGTCCAGCCTTGTCTGCCTCCAGAGGGTCTTTGCCGAGCATTGGTTTCTGTTGGGCCTTGAGGAATGATTTAACGAGGTTGACGGATTGATCAGTCCAAGAGTTGATTTCCTTCAACTTGGAAATGTCATGTCCACGCTCCTGCATCTTCTCAATGGCTTCTAGAAAACATTGATGGTGAGCGTTCTGCGGGAGTTCCCAGTTGAAGTGGTCCTCGACGCGATCGAAGAGTTCTTGGGCGAGCGGTTTACAGGCTTCATCAGGCAGGTTCTTGGTGGAATGAGTGAGTCGTTCGAGGTTAGTGCGCAGGAGGAGATGACTCTGATGTCCTCTGGTGACCATGACACGTTGGGGAGCCTTGAATCTATACACCTTGTGGGGCTTGGACTCAAACTGCTCTTCGTCACCGAGAGCGGCAAGCCTGACAACACCTTTGGCATCTTTCCCGGTTTCGAGCTGGGTGGAGGTAACGGAAATTTCCTCGCGAGGTGCAACAGCGGGGTAATACTTGTCCAGAACAAGGCAAGCAGTGCCGACCTCAGATTTGCAGAAGGAGTAGGGTGTGACCTTCGGTGCAGTTTCTTCCATGACGACTCCTTTAGGCATCGGGGCTGCGTCGACAGCTTGAAGATCCACGTTGGACTGTTCGGCGGTGATGTTGAGTGGGGTCTTATCGTTGATGAAGGTGGTCAGATCGCCGTTTGGGGAGGAATCCCTGATGAAGAGGTTGGTGGTATGCCTCGTGAGCCCGACAATAAGGTGATTGGGGCTCTTGCGGATCAGCTCTTCTTCGGCATGAGTACCGGAGTAGTGGAGGATGACACTAGAAAAGGTCTGGCCCTGGCATTCATGGACGGTGAATGCATTTCTCTTGGTAAACTGCTCAATTTGACTCTTGCAGAGCTGAGTGAAACAGACGTTGACGGCCTGATCATTCTTGAAGTTGGCGTTAACGTGGGTGATGGATGCATTACGCTTGGAAACCGAGGAGATGCCAGGGTAAGCCGCGCGGATGATGGGCAGAGCTGCAATGTCTTGTGGGCATCTCTTGGTGGTCATAATATGATGACGGGGGATTGCGGGGAGGAGAGCTTCCAACATGGTAACACCGCGCCAGAGACCGGAGAAGTCAACGTGTTGGATCTGTTTAGGATCCCCGACGATGAGCACCTGGTGTTCGGCGGCGATGAAATTGATGTAGGCGATAGGGAGAGTAAATGCTTCCTCGATGATGACCAAAGCCCACTTCTGCTTCTTGAGCGCACGAAGTCCAGTGTGGATAGTAGAGGCTTGGGACGGTGCGCTGAGTTCCTTCTCGTACTTGTCGGCGAGAGCGCGGGTGGGGCATAGCACGAGCACTGGACCGGAAGGGATGGTAGCCGGAATGATTTCATTGATGATCGTACCGGTCTTTGCCCCACCGGGGACACCAGTCAGTGCGAACATGTTCTCGATGTGAAGCCGCGTTGGTTTGCGGAGAACGAGTTCGTCGTGAGCGCTCTTGAGCGCGATTTTGAGCGGTTTAATTTCGGCCTTCTCGGAACCTTGGAGACATTCGCGCACAAGGATGTCATGTTGTTCTTCAGCGAGATAGACGGGGCCGATGCCCGGATCCACGTTGACGGGCTTGTTGAACTTGAGGGCCCAGTCAGGGGTGATGCGGCCGAGTGGTGTTTCAGGGGCAAGCTGGTGTTCCTGGGCTTGAACTATCTCGTTCAGGGTCTGTTCTGCCTCCGGGAGGGTCTCGATGTTGTAAGAGAAGAAGACCTCCTCGTTGAACCCGCACTCTTTAAATGTGTCGTGACGATGGTAATCCTCGAAGAAAGAAAGAGTGCATCGGTGGAAGAGGTTGGATGTGGACTGGGCTGCCTTGACGTCTTTTGCGTGATGGTGGAGGATGTTGAAGGTCTGGCAAATCCAACCGTAAATCTCCCCGAAGAGACTGCGCTCTGCCCCGATCTTGTCCATGTGAGAGAAGGCGGCATCGATGATGTGAGCGTCGAGGCGACGTTGGTAGGCGGAGAGGATGTAAACCGACACGCAGATGTCGGAGAATTCGGACGAGGTGCAGTGCCACCTTTGTTCGACGGTACGGGAACCGAGGCGGATCTCCGATGTGAGGGTGCGGGCATAGGCCTTCACGACGTCCAAACAGAAGCCTTTCTCAGCGCGAGCGTTGATGAAATCGAGGAGCTTGCGTACCTTAGCACCATCAGTAATGATGTAGTTGGAGTGATCTTTCGGGTCAAAGTTGCGTTTACAGAAGTTGCGAGCTGCAAGCACGCGGAAGTTAGGGACCCTGATGAGATCCGAAAGAGCGTTTGGGATGGTGAAGGAAAAGTCTCCAGGTGCGGTCGAGCGATAGATGTTGAGCTCGAATTGGCTGCCGTGGTAGGCGACCTTCTCGATGATGACATTGAAGCCAAACGGGGTGGAGAAACCGCCCGTAGTGAGATACGACATCCAGGTCTTGTAGTCGTGGGTGTAGGAGAAAGCGGTGTCACCATTCCAGCCGAAAGTGATTTTACCGGTCTTGAGGTCATGCTTGAAATGGTAGCCCTTCTCATAGCTGGTCCACTCCTGAACATCCATGGCTTCGGTCGGGAAGTGGATGAAGGCCTTGATCCGGTGAGTGCCGTGGTTGCGCATGCCAACGGCGAGGTCCTGGAAAGAGATGTCGTAGAGAGAATGATTTGAAATGGCCACTTGCGCGGTGGCGATGCAATTCTGCCAACCATTAAGACAGAACGTTTCCGTAGGGATGCCGGAGGCGAGATGTTGGATATCTTCCCACATCTGTTTGTGAGAAACACCTCCGGACTGGACAGCGAGGTTCTGGGTGGCTGTTGGGCGGTAGCCGCGAACTTCGTTGGACATCGCGGATGAGAGATGGCGGCCCTGGTCGCGAGCTGAACGCAGCGTACAGGCATGCGGGTTTTGCTTCCCAATGGCTATACGGGCGAACGAGGCAGCGTTGGGACCGATCTCGATGAAAGTGTCTAGATTCTCAACGAACTTGGCCAGTGCAACAGCAGCGATGGACTGGTGCGCAGCGGCCAGTTGGTGTGAACCAGATGGAGGTTGCTGATTCCCGGGAATGATGATCATCGGGGAATAAGCATCGGAGAGCAGTTGGTAGTGCTCAGGATCTAAGGCGACACGGACCTTAAGACCATTCCGGTAAAGTTGGGTGAGTACAG